ACCCTACTATGTCTTGGTGAGGTCAAAATGAAATATTCTATCATTCTTTTGTTAATTACGTTTTCCTTCTCTATTTACTCTGATAATCAAACAAATAACAATGATTCCGAATTACAAGCCCAACAAGAAGAAGACCGTGAAGCTTTGGCAGAACAAGAAAGAGAAAAAATTGAAGAACAAGAGAGAGAAAAACGAAGAGGTGAATATCTAAAAACGATTAAACTCTTTGAGTCCCTAAATCAATTTAAAGTTGAGGAAGGTGATAACGATGTCATGAAAACTAAAAAGGAAAAATTACGACAAAAAGAAATCTTATCCTTAAATGCAAAACTCAAAGGATTACCTATTTCTTTTTCTTCTATAAGAAGCAAATCTGTAACAGAAGAAACTGAACTTTCAGACTATGGGAAAAAGGCTATTAAAAATTACATTCGCAAATTAATGACAGATCCTCAAACAAAAGAAATGTATGCCGGAATGGATAAAGATAATCCGTTTATAAAACTTGCCGTAATGGGCTACTTGATGATGGGATGTGGAAAAAAATGCGACAAGAAAACTGGAAACCTTCTTGCTAATTTTGACGCTTGGGATAAGGAAGAGGATAATTATGAATTAGAAATAATAAAAATTCTAACATCTGAAGATGAGGCTTTAAAAATTAAATCTAATTATCATTATGCAGTTTCCGGAAAAATTGATCGTTTTGAAATTGAAGATAGATTAGGTCGTGCAGACATATTGACTATTTTCATTAAATAACTTTGTAATATTTCATTTTGACCTCACCAAGACATAGTAGGGTTAGAATCTGGGTCTAAAAGTCAATCAGAAATTACTCGATGAAAATAGTTATAGGGATAGGGGTAGGGTCATATTTGCCGTCGTAATGTCTAGTAAAAAATATCCAAGGATAGTCAATGTAACCGATCTTACCAGATACTGTAAGTTCACGTTTACGATTACGAACTACTAAATGATTATATAAAGATTGGTTTTCAATGACTTTTACTATTTCTAAACGCGGCCTTTTAGATATTATATCCTCTGGAATCTGATCGTATCCTGTATTATTTTTATCAGTCAAATGAAAATGAAATCTTACAAAGTATAACTCTTTATTCTTAAAATTTTTCTTAAGTCTATTCACATAATCTTTATCACATCCAATTGTAGAAACGTGGTCTTGTGATAGAATATAATAAGATTTCGGTTCCAAAGCAGAAAAAGTAAGGGATTTCCCTTTTAACCTTTTGCTTAAAGCTTCAGCTTCTTTTTGAATATCAGCAGCTTCTTTGCTTAAAACTTCAGCTTCTTTTTGAATATCAGCAGCTTCTTTTCGCACAGCAGCAGCTTCTTTTTTATCAAATAGAGACTCAAAGAGTTTAATAATTTCCAGATATTCCTTTTGTCTGTATTCGCTGCTATAATCTTGTGGTGCTACAGTTATGCTTACTGTTTGGTTATCAGAGTAAATAGAGAAGGAAAACGTAATTAACAAAAGAATGATAGAATATTTCATTTTGACCTGGCTACTTGATGAAAATAGTTAATATGTCAATATGGCCTTGTGAATATTGTAAACGATCAATCTTACCAGTTACTGCATAATCATTATGACCTTTTAAATTCAAAACATCATCTTCGTGAGAGGTAACAGCTACTATTTCTAAACGCAGCCTTTTAGATATTATATCCACCGGAATTTGACCGTATCCTGTATTTTCATCAGTCAATGGAAAAACAAATCTTGTTAAATATAACTCTTTATTCTTAGAATTTTTCTTAAGCCTTTCTAAATAAGAACGGTCAAATCCACTTGTGAAATCGTAAGTTTTCGATAATTCATGAATACTACCTTCATGTTCCAAAGAAGAAAAAGTAAGGGATTTCCCTTTTAAACTTTTGTTTAAAGCTTCAACTTCTTTTTGCAAAGCAGAATATTTTTTCTCTTTAAGAAGATTGTTATCACCTCGCTCAACTTTAAATTGATTTAGAGACTCAAAGAGTTTAATAATTTCCAGATATTCCTTTTGTCTGTATTCGCTGCTATAATCTTGTGGTGCTACAGTTATACTTACTGTTTGGTTATCAGAGTAAATAGAGAAGGAAAACGTAATTAACAAAAGAATGATAGAATATTTCATTTTGACCTCACCAAGACATAGTAGGGTTAGAATCCCTACCAAGAAGTCAATCAGAAATTACTTGATTATTTAAAAAATCTCTGAATTTGTCCTATTACGTGAAAAGAAAGTTATTTGATTCTTTTACCAGTCCAAAAAAGGTCCAGTTTTCTGGGTCCAGCACTTCTGCTCAATCGGTTCAAAGTGGGCTCGAACTTGGGGAAATAAAAACGTTATATTCCGGACTATTTAAATATCGATGTGATGTGCGACTTTTTACCGGAGAAGAATATAAAAAAGTACGACTACCCGGCCCTTCGTATGGGCCATTGGGATTCTTTTCGGGGCATAAGAATTCGTACCAAGAAGGACAGCTTTGTCTCGTTGGTTTTATACAAAATAAACGAGATAACCCGATCATTCTTCAGATTTATTCATTCCCTGGCGGTGTTTTAAATCAAACAAATCTAAAAACAGCCCTAGACTATGATCCTGGAGAGGTGTCTACTGGACACGAATCTGGTCACAAAACGGTTTGGGAAGAAAATGTTTTAAAACATGTTGATAAATTAAAACAAACTCGTTTTAAAATCGATGTTACAAAACCGCCGACTTTCAGCTCACTCGAAAAAGCTGCTCAGGGTGAAACATTAAAGGCAAAGTTAGAAGAACTTATTGATATCGTAAGCGATATTTCTACTGCTGTGACACACCTAACAGTACAATGCACTTCCCCAGGAACTTCCTCGGGCACTCCGAATAATTCCACGAGTTTTAACAATGCTGTTACAAAATTGAGTACTTTAAAAGCCACTCTTCCAAAAATTCTTTCCGAAGTGTTGGAGCATTATTGATATGGGTGGCTTTTGGGATCATTTTGCGGAATCAGAGCATGAAAATCATGACTCAAACAAATTCAATTTTATAAAATCGAGAAATGTGAAATCGTGCGAGTATTGTTCTTCACACTGGGGAACGAAGGTCAGACTTTTTGCGAGTTATGCGGATTTCGAAAATTCTGAATTCTATGGCGGGGATGACACGGTTATAAATGATCCGCATGGAGTGAAGGTCGCAGCATGGCCTGGAAAGAATAATGTTGGGAGAAATTCAGGGAATTATTGGCTTTGTGCCCCTATACACCCACTTTGCGGATGTGAGTTTAAAGATTACAGGTTTGCTAATTCTGAAGAAAAATTACAAGAACTAGAAGATTGGTATTCGAATTTAGAATTCTGATATTTTTGTTGAAATAATATTTGACATATGATAGTATATACACTATCATACAATTATTGAAAGTCGTCTTAGATACAAATGTCTTATACCAAGCTTTAAGGGCAACGGAGGGAGCATCTCGGGCAATTCTTGAATTAATTTTTGATCAGAAAATTCAGTTAGCATTATCAATTCCTGTTTTTAAAGAGTATGAAGAAGTCTTGAATAGACAAACATCAAAAGTGGATTTAGGAATTAATAATAAGGAAATAAAGAAAATATTGGGATTTATAGCCTATGTAGGCTACCCTCAAACAATTTATTTTGCTTTTCGACCAAATCTGCGTGACGAGGACGATAACCATTTTGTAGAACTTGCAATTGCCTCTAATGCTGATTTTCTAATAACGAGTAATATGAAAGATTTTTTAAATGAGAATGAATTAGAATTTCAAGATTTGAGAGTTATCACGCCATCAAATTTTATGAACTATTGGAGGGAAAATTATGAAAACAAAAGCTAGTGTATTAACGATTAGAATTCCTTCTGAACTGAAGCATAAGATTGAAAAAGTAGCTGAAGAACAGGGTGTTTCAATAAATCAATTAGCATTATATGCATTTACAAAAGAAATTCAAGATCTTGAGACTTCTCAATATTTTGAAAAGTATTATAAGGGTAAAACTAAAAAGCAAATTTTTTCTGACTTTAGAAATATCCTTTCTGAAATCAATATTAACGGAAAGATTCCTGTTTGGGATAAATTATAAATAGAAACTGGATCCTAAATAACGTGAATTCGACGTAAGATGGAAAAAAGAGAAATCCAAACTTAAGAAATTGTTTTTTGGTCCCATACAGGATCGAGTTTTCTTTTTCCCCATTTAACTGTAATTGTTTGATCCGCAATACCGGAGCCCGGAATCCAAGTGACGTCAATTCCAGTTACATAAAACTTAGGGTCATATATTTCCAATTCCTTATGAATCTTTTTAGATTTGCTTTCACCGCTCTCATTGACGATTTTCATAAACATTCCCTTCGAGATTCCTCTAAAATACCCACAGGAAAACGAACCGGAAAAGATTCTTTCCCCAGTTCCAAAAGTGTTAAAGATTTTTGATTGAATTTCGTTTAACTTGTCTTTGAATACGCTTTGAGAAGCGGGATCTTGCGATTCTTTAGGAAACCCGGTTCCATCAAGAACAATCGATAGAACTCTTTGTCCAAATTCTGCGAGTAATGACGGGCTATACGTTACGGGATTTAAAGTAAGCCCTGTGATGTTATCGAAGATTCCGATGTTAATATGAACTCCTGAAAAAATATCAGAGGTTGATTCGGATAACCTAAAACCATTGATCAGGGATTGCTCTACATTAGCGACCAACCCCTTGGGGATTAGATTCGTATCCAAAAATTCAAATGGAGTCTTTCGATATACAAGGGTAGCAATCGGAGTATCCGGAGTTGAAATTTTTTCTTTTGTTAATTTTTTTTGTAAGAATGGCGTTGTCTCGCTGATATAAAAATCAACAGTCTGATCATAATGAAAAAATAATTCGTAAAGAGGGGCTTTTGCTAAAGACTCCATTAAAGACCATATCGAAAGAGTATTTCCAAAATTTTGAGAATTGATCCACTGAAGAGTATGAAGGAATGCAGTCGTATGGGGATTCTGATCTAATCCTTTCAAAGTCTCAATTAACATTGAGAAAGGATTTCCTCCATAACTACCATTTGAAAGCAGATGCTTAATAGCCGAATTTGCGAGTGAATTCATCATGAGCGTAGGACTTTTTGTTTCTTTGATTGCGTTTAAAACTACCTGAAGGGCAACTTCTAGACGACTACCCGGTGATTGTGACGCAGATTCAGCCGGAATAGTTGCGGATACCGGTTTCGAATTATCAAAATCGATAAATAAAATTTGGGAACTAATTGCCTCTTCTAATCCTTCACCCGTAATTCCATATTCCGAATCACCTTTTGAGTTGGCTTCATGAGAACTTTCAGAAATACGTCCTGCAAATTTGATCATGTCGTCTTCGGTAATTACTATAATCCTCCCCGGACGAAAAAGTTCCCTCACACGAACACGCTGGTTATTTACTAAAATTTCGTTTCGCGCGCCTTTTGGCAGATCGATTTTAAAGGAACCACCCTCCAATCGGTCGTTGTAATTGACTCTTTCTAAAAATTCTTTTGGTATTTCAATTGGAGATTTTAAGGCAAGAATTTCACTGGTGCTGTATCTTTTAGAAACGGCTGCCAGGTTGTTCGGGAGGAAACCGAAAAGAAATACCCTAAAAGATGGACTTATCGCATGAATCATTAGAATTCTTTTCTTCTTCTTAATTTAAAACTTTTGAAATCACCAATAGGATTGATCTGAACCATATATTCGATAGTATCTCCGTTAAATTCAAAAGAAACGATCGAAGCATCTCTCACTCCAAGATCTGATTGCATGTTTTGGAGAATTCTGGAAGGAATTACTAGATTGAAAAGATTATCAGGCGCAGAACCTGGTTCAATATTCGCACCGATTCCGGTATGAAATGGAATTTGTCCCGGAAGAATCCTCAATTTATCCAAAGCACCATCGACGAGACAATCAATTCCAGATGTAAGAGCCAAATCCCCGGCCTCTACTTCAAGGTCGTAATCATCTGTAAGCAGTAAGTCCTCTCCAAAATACCATGTTTCCAAAATTTCCTGAGTTTTTTCAGGAGACAAGTTTTCTAAAATTCTATGTTCTGTGATTACACCTGTATCGATTTGTGAATAAGATTTTTGAGAAGGAACGCGAATCGATAAACCTAAAATGTCGTCCCCTCTTCCTACAAGCAACATACCGTTGTCATTGATCAAATTTTGAACTCTTTCCGGAGAGCCGTAATAAAGCGTTGCGATAATTTCCAAGGTCATGCCTGGTTTTACCACAATGTATGTAAAGTTTTGTGAAATATTTTGATTGTTCACGAGAATCAAAGCGGCGCTTATATTCGCAAGAGCCATTTGAATATCCAAAACAGAATTTACGATTTGATCCGTTGCTAAAATATATTCCGATTCGTTGATTTTGTTTCCTGTAAAAATATTGTTGTAAATGGAAACTGGAAGATCTACCTGATTTATCTCCTGTTGAGTGGAAATAGATGTAATCGGTTTTTGAGGATTATCCAAAGCGCCCATTTCAGGAGTGACCATATTCGGAAAATACAACTGATTTAAGAGTTCATGAAATTGATTTGTTTTCTTTTTAAGAGGTCCGCCTGATTTTGCAATCCTCTTGATTGCGTTTTTGTTCGTAATTTCAAACTGCTTTAAATCCTTTTTCATTTCATTAGCAAGATTTGCGATATCTTTGTAAAGGTCCGTTACGGAAGAAAGATATTGAAGCGGTCCTGATAATTCGGTAAGAATATTATCGAATGCGAGAATCGCGTTATTTATCAAAGCCTTTGGATCCGGAAGAGCCGGTCTCCGAAAAAGTGCCTTGGTCGACCTATCTTCAATCCCTATTAGATTGAGAGACCAATACCATGTTAATGGGTCCTCTTTAGATTGAGAGATTTTTAATCCGCCTTTCTCCACGAAAACAACTTCCCAATGTGCGTCACGATCATAGTCGTGGAAAATCATCACAGTATCTTCAAAATTGAATGGCGTATTCCCTGTCGCTTTTGCTTTTATATCAGCGCCATTCGGAAAAAACAGTGAGGGTGTTGGAACGCGACTGTCAGCATTGTAATCATCTCTAATTTCATGCATTAGGTAGATTAAATCAAAGAAATCCAAATACCCAGTTTTTTTGATTGGATTCAATCCTTCGAGTTCTTGCAGAAGCGCGCTCCCGATTGCTGATGCAGCCCCTGACAAGCTTCCGAATGCTCCAGCCGGTTTTCTTACAGGCGGCCCCTCGTATTGTTGCCAAATTTCTCCAGAAAGAGAGATATCGCAAATCGAGTTTCCGTTATCGACAACCTGCACTCCTCCAAACGTTGGTTTTACAGAAATGTTGTAATTATAGGAGTGTTCTTGTCTTGAAAGACCAAGAAGGAAGAAATATTCTCCGAAAGAAATTTCGATTGCGCCTGGATTTGAAAGACGTTTTTGAAATTCTAAACTGAAAGCACCTGTTGCTTCAAATCCTCCGGTTCCTCTCGTAACACTCGTAGCTAAAGACCCCATATTGACAGAGGACAAAGTGAACACCTTAACCAAAAAACAAACACTTTTTTGGTTGCATTTTTATAAAGCTCAATCTTTTGTCCCATCCCCGTGAGCGAATCAAGTCCATACGTTCCAAGGACATTCTTAGGATTTTTTACTAATTTAGTAAGTTACCTCGTGACTGCAAAAGTTAGGCTGACGAATTTTAAGCCTGGTTCAAGAATCCGAACAATCCTTGAAGCCATAGCCGCTGTTCTTTCCAGAAATGAATCGGAATTTTATGCAGCTTATCTTTACTCAATTCGCAATTCTTGCTACGAATCATTTGGCTTTGGATTGCTCGAAGGGAAAAAATCAACCGGATTTGTTCGCTTCGAGAAAACCAACCATACCTCTACATACTCTATTCCAATCTTCACAATTTCACTTTTTGGCCAAGAATATCAATCGGTAGCACCATCGAATATTACAGTAGGACAAACTTTCGTTGATATTGATATTCGAGCTTTAAATTCCGGATCACAATACAATCTGGATTCTCAAGGAATCGATACAAACCTAGGAAAGGGAGATGTATTTCCAAGTGCGGATCGGAATTCAAGTCTCGTATTTGATCGAATTTATAACCCTTTCTTAATTTCAGGAGGAACAGATCAAGAAACCGAAGAGGAAAGGCTTATTCGTTGGCAAGAATTTGTAAACAATCTTGGACGTTCTACGTTAGCTGGAATTTTGTCCGGAGTAAAATCAGTATCAGGAGTCGTTGATTGTTACGTGACTGAAAATCTTAACCCGAGTAATGGACAGCCGGAAACTGGCTGGATCAATATCTACGTTTCGGATGGAACCAGTAATACCGCACCTGCAATTATCCAAACAGTTACAGACAAGATCAAAGGCATACTTGGAACCGCTGAGTTTGGCTACAAAGCGGGAGGAACTCGCCTATTTGTTGGAAATCTTATCGTTCAACCCATCTCCTTCCATTACGAACTCGATGTTCTAATATCAACTCAAATTTCAGACACACAATTTAAAGTCCTAGTCGAGCAGGCCATTGCCAATTATGTAAACAAATTAAGAAATGGAGGCGATGTTATTTTTGATCGACTAAAGGGCGCAGGAATTAACGCACATCCTGATATTCAAAGAATCCGTTTCGTAGGAATTTCAAACGATGTTGTCGTTCCATTAGGTTCAGTACCAAAAATTGGCGGAAGCGGGGGCGGTTCCATTGTTTGTGACCTAATCAATAGGATCAACCAGCCATGATCGCAAAATATCTTTCTTTATTCAATCGATCTGGAGCGGTTTTCAAGGCGCTTATTTTTGATCCTGAACGATCCGAAAAACCCCAAATCAACAACATTAACGATATTAACAAAGGCGCTATTTTCAATGCACTTGAATGGCATTATAGATTTATAAAACGACTAATCGATGAATTTCCACTTACTAAAGCGTCAGGATTTCTACTTAAGGCGTGGGGGTTATTCTTAGGAGTACTAAATGATCAAGAACGTACGGATCAAGAATATAGATCTCAAATCATAACTAAGATTCTTGCGATTGTAGGAACGCTTCCCGCAATTAAAAACTTGGTAAAAGATATTAATCATGTGGAAGTAAAAGAAGCACAAGAATTAGGATTTTTTCTTGATGTTGCGTACTTTGATACTCCGGTTCTTAAAAACCGACCTTTTGGGTCGGTAATGACTCACCCGACAAATGCAATATACATAATTTTTAATACAATCTTCGATATTGATCCCGCACTTTTACAAACAATTTATCAACTTAAAAGTGCGGGGGTTGGAGTTTTCGCAGGTGTAATTACCGAATATCCGAAATTTGGATTTTTGTATTTAGATTATGGCTTTATAGACAAGGACTATTTAAGGGGAAATTAATGACTATTACCGCTATTCCAGCAAATAATTCCATAGCAAAAAGAGCGCTTTATAATCCGAACCAGAGAGTAAACTCTAAGACAATTGGACCAATCCCAGGTTTAGAAGACGATATTCTCGTATACCCAAAAGCGCTTTCGACGATAATTCGAGAACTCTTCACATTGAATTCAGGTGAAATTCAATGGTTCGGGTGTGATATCCCTTCTTTTACGAATACGACGATTAATACATTGAAAGGTGGTCTAATCAAAGATGATGAAGTTTATTTTTTGGAAGCATTATCTTTGCAGCCCACAGCACAAGCATTCTGGGGTTTTTATGAAATAGAATTAGTTCAGCAAGATTCAGATCTAGCAAATCTCCAGTTTTTCGATGTTTCTACAAATAGTACATTCCAACAAAATGCAAATACACGAAAGTCATTTATTATCAAAGTTTACGAGAATTACAATACGACAGCAGCCTTTCCCACTCTGACTTCTGGAAGAATCAAATGGTTCGAGTATAAAAAAGACAATGCTTTCGGGAATATTATTTCAGTTAATAAGACTTCCTATTCAATCAAATTACCAAAGAATAAAAATGGAACTCTGCTTACAATCGAAGATTTCTTTCTTATGGCGGTTACGTCCGTAAACGGACAGACGGGCACGGTTTTTATTGATTCGATTCCACTCGGAACGATTATTGAGGACGCATTAGATCAATTCGATCCGGCGAGATACAAAGAAACAAACGGCCAATCCTATTCACGTTCAACCTACTCTGCCCTCTGGAATCTAATCAACCGATCAATCACGAGTATAACGCCTGCGACCGACCGGATCAATTCGAACTCCCACGGAAGAGTGGAAGGCGATCTCGTGAAATTTTCTTTTACAGGCGGAGGAATCACAGCATTAACAAGTTATTATGTCCGCAACCCAACTTCTAACGATTTCCAGATCTCCGTAACCAAAACGGGAGCCATTGTAGATCTTACGTCGTCACAATCCGGGACAATGCTTGTCAATACGGAGTATGGTTTCGGAGACGGATCGACTACGTTTAATGTTCCGGATCGACGTGGGATCTTTCCTCGAGGCGCAGGCGTCCACGGAACGAGAGCGAAAGCCTCAGGTGGAAATTACGACGGCGGCGCAGTTGGATATGAATCGCGAGATCAGCTTCAGGGGTTCGTCATTCAAGGTGTAAGTAACGGAGGATCGGCTGTTCAGCCCGGCGGTTCAATTGGAACAGGAAATCCACTGTCCCCGGTCAGCGATGGAACAAACGGAACTCCAAGAATAGGAAACGAAACGACACCAGCGTCCGTAGGGGTGAGATTCAAGGTGAGGATAGCATAATGAATTACATTTTAGAAAAGTCTAATAAACAAGTTGTCTGGATCAACCCAGACCCAAACAAACTTACAGGCGGAGAAGCGTGGGGTGAATTTAATCCATCCATTCACGAAATCGTGCACGCTCTGAATTACAATCCTCAAATCGGAGACGCTTTCCTCGCAACAGTTACAGACGGAAGAGCGGAAGATTTTATTCCCAAGAACGTTTACAACAGAAGCACTGGGGTTGCTCGAGTTCTGTTTAATTGGGATGACGTCATCGATCCAGAAACGGAAACGGATGACTCGCCCCTACTAGACAAACATGGCAACTGTCTACCGAATCAGGTATACACTCCTAAGGGCTGGATTGTGGACCTTGAGAAACTACGAGTCGAATTGCAGGAGAAAGTCAATTCCATCTGCTCAATGAAGATCGTATCCGGGTTTGAATCCGATGCCCTCGGCTCTGCCCACTACTATGATTCAAGTACCTATGACCAACTGAATCTAATCGAACTCGTAATTCTAAACTCTACCGTTAAACAAAAATGCGTAGGCGTTCAAGATGGCGCTACTAAAGAAAAGACTTTTCAAGAACACACAGCCGAACAGATCAGGCAAGTTCTAGCAGATGGTGCAGTTTTAAAATCTTTCTATCAACAACGGGCCGCAGCTCTTAAGAAAGAAATAAGCAATGCAAGGTCTTTAAGTGAACTAGAACAGATCAAGAATAAGATTAATGAAGGATGGGCACCGGGGTGACATTGGAAGAATTATTTAAAATTTTAGTTACGTCGGCCCTGGGGGTCTTCGGATATTTCTATCGGGATGTGCGGGGAATTGCCTATGACGCACTTGATCGCGCAAAAAAGCTCGAGACGATGATTGAATATCACGAAAAACAAATAGAAGAAAATAACAAAACGCACAATGAACTTCGGGAGGTTTTGCACTCGCTCGACAAAACGTGCGTGAGGCTGACTGAGGCGATGGAGCAAATCAAGGAGGATCTTACAAAATGAACACCCAAGAAGAAACTACAATGAGGCTAACAAAAAACTTCACCCTCGCTGAACTGACAGTCACACAAACCGGACTTCTGAATAAGCCGGAAGAAATCCACGTAACAAACTTAAAACGATTATGCGAGACAATTCTAGAGCCTCTTCGTGACAGCGTCGGAAAACCGATTTGGATCAATTCTGGCTACCGCTCACCAGCGGTGAACAGAAAAGTAAAAGGTTCGGTAACGAGTCAGCACATGGCTGGCGAAGCAGCCGATTTAGTTGTGTCCGGAATGAATACTCTGGACGTCGTAAAAACAATCGTAAAATTAAATCTTCCGTTCCATCAGTTGATCAGCGAGGGGACGACGACCGGAGTGACGTGGGTTCACGTTTCAATTGCTCCGATTGGGATCAAACCGAAAAAGCAAGTCTTAAGCGCCTTTGGGGAGCCCGGTAAAATGCAATATCAAAGGACGTCGATAGGATAGCACATAAAGGAAATATAATATGACGAAACATAAAAAAACCTTTTGGCAAAAACTCACAGAGAACGCAACAAAAGGGCGCGTTTCAACCATTCTTGGAATCGTTCTCGTGATCGGAGCGGTTGCTTCCGTATTCACGGGCCAGGCAGACTGGACTCAGGCGTCTATCGCCATCACAGCCGGTCTCGCCGCCATCGGATTTGTAGGAAGAAATGGTGTGGAGGCACACGGAAAAAACGATGGCTCAAATAGTTTATAAAAGTCTCAAGAACTACAAATATGAACTCGTAAAATCCTACAGTTTCCAGACTGACATCAAAACAGAGGAGCCGATCCAAATCGGAAGTCCGGGAATAAAAACTTTCCTTTCACTGGATCCGCTTGGTCTGTTACACATAGACGCAGGGTACGCGTGGGATGGACCAAGCGGGCCTACGATTGATACGAAAACTTTTATGCGAGGTTCTCTCGTGCACGACGCTCTCTACCAACTGATGCGGGAAGAAAAATTGGATTATATAAAATACCGTGATACTGCAGATCAGATTCTAAAAAAAATTTGTTTAGAAGACGGCATGAGCCGATTTCGGGCGGCCTACGTTTACAGGTCGGTGCGTTGGTTCGGAGAATCCTCCGCAAAGCCCAAAGACGAAACGAAGGAATGGATAAGCGCGCCATGAAATCATAGTGTCCTTAGATTTTTTCAACTTTTAGCATGACCATTTTGCCACGTGTCAAAATTAAAGGTTCTCCCTATAGATCGTTACGTTAGTTCGCGTAATTACGTGAGACTTTTCCACTGAAAAAATGTTTCACTGTCATATATTAAGAAAGAACTTGATAAGTAACTTTCTCAATAATTATCATAATGATAAATCTCGATAATTACAATAAACAATAAACCAAAGCCAATTACGAAAGTGTAATAATTATTTACCCACAATGAAGACAACAATTTGAAAAATTCAGGCTTTTCAAATATACTTTTAAATAAACATAACATAGATAACGAAAAATAAATTCCATTATGAAATCCAATTTGGAAGTTATTCATATATTATTCCGTAAAATATATGATTGTAGACGAAGAGGATATTCTTGTCTTATTTCTTTGAATCATATTTTCTTTTCCTAAATAGACGGGTATTGGATTTTTTATTGGTGCGTTTGTCCTTTTTTTTAAAATAACTTCTCCGATTGCAAGCATCCCAACTATCAAAATTATAATCGCGATACTGTCTCGGACCACTAATATCGAGTCGTCATTATGATTTGACATTTAAAACATCCATTTACTTCTTATCTCCTTTCATCTTACTACAATTGAATAAGAACTATTTTTAAGCCTTATTGGATTCACCACTGCAATGTGTTTTTAATTCCTTAATCGAATCCAAGTATATATTCCAAGCATGTAAAAAATCCGAAGAATGTTCGAGCAAATAAGGGTGCAAGTTATCACAAAACTCCGTCGTTAATTCTAAATATTTTGAGATTGCTTTTGATAAAAATTTTTTTCGATTAATTGATTGTAAGTTCAGTTTTTTATCTGACTTATTTAATTTTCTTATTTTTTTTGGGTGCTTGGAAAGATGCATCATCAATTTCGTTTCGACTCTATCGGATTTGATAGAGTAGTTGTTAACTTCTGTTTCTTTAAATTTCATAAATTTATCCCTTTTTTAATTACATATTTTGTGCTTTGAAATATATAATTCTATTCTCAGACATTACTTTTACCAAAGTCATACCGGTTCCCCCACTTCAACCATCTCCAGTATCGTGTCTGCTATTGCCCGTATCCTATGCTCAATTTCCTCTTCCTCGGAGTCCGTGAGGGGTGGGATTGTTTTATAGTAGTTAAAGCGAAATCGGCCATCTCTAAAAATGACACCCCGCGCTACGGGAATCCCGTAAGACCAACTGGTTACGCTAAACTCGATCCCAGGACCTACCGGGTAGTAATACAGAATCTCAATCAAAACAGATTTCTCACTGGAGAAACTATAGATTTCTCGTTTTAGATAAAACTGCTCTGGTAATTTCGTATTAATGCTGCTCATTGCTCTTTCCTTCCGACTCTTTGTCCGGAAAAACGGGCATATTAGGATTCCGTTTTTCGAGTTCTATCAACTCTGCAGCCTTTATGAATGCATCAGAAAAATTGTCTTGAATAGACTCGACGGCAGTTATTAATTTCTCCAATTCGGACTTCGGTTTATCTGGAAAAAACTCGCTCACAAACCACCAGATTGGTAGCACTACAAATAGTCCAATGGCAGACCAACCAAGGACGGTAATAGCAAGCGTGTATCCAGTCACGAGAGCGAAAAGTTCAAAGTTGGTCACTGCTCCCCTTTCTCCTCTGAGATTTTCATATGAGCATCAACGAGAACAGTTGGGAATGGTCTTTCTGATAGAATCGTAAACCATTCCCAATCGCCCTCAGATTGATCAAATTCGAATTTCATTACGGTCGCATTGCCATTAATTTTAGGAACAATAGTCCAATTTCTTTCCGCAAGTATAGGCAGCACAACGTCACAGATGGGCCCAGTCCATTCAGGAAGAGATTCGAAATTTGTATCTATCGGAAAAAATCTATAAACTTTTGGAATGTACCATCCTAAAAGTCGATTGTTGTCGTAACAAATACGATCCCCATCTAAAATCTTCTCAGCAATATACTCATTACGTTGCTGTGTCATAAATCCTCTGAATCAAACTCGTAGTTTGTATTAGTTTTTACTATTTCGATTCCTTGCTCTTTTAAATTCCCGATCCCTTCTATAAACTCACTCTCCCCATCGACACAATAACCCATGGCTGCCGTTTGAAATAAAGTATCCTCATTTGAAACCTCATTGATTGTATCCCTATAATCGTTTAATAATTCTGGAATTATGTTATCCGGTATAGTTACTTCTGCCGTATGCGTTATTGTAATTGTTACTAATTTTTGCATTCTGTTACCCCTTTTTAATCGTAGATCTTCCCATTTTTTGCTTTCTTCACCCGAATCCAAATACTCAGCCAGAATCCCAATCCCCCAATCTCAAATATCATATGATCTGAGAGTTCGTTCTGACCATCAACATAATCTAACTCGAATACAAGAATCTTTTTGACCCAATCATGTGGCCCATAGTCATGTTCTAATGAAACATATATAAAAGATTTATCTATGTTGCCTATTATGCTATAACTGTTTTGTAGCCTTAGTCTCAGGAGTGTGTATTTGAGATCCACTACCCTGCGTAAAATTTTGATTTTAAATGGCATTTGTTTATCCTATTATAGTTTGGCTGATAAGGATATGCATCAACCAGACTCTGACCATAACTGAAAGAACCAGTTTCGCATTGAATCCAGGCAAGCAATATGCGTCTACTTTTGATCTCCTCTTTGAGATTATTTAAACTATTAGACGCGAGAACTATCGGACGGCCGAATCTACTGCGTATGTGGGTGGAGTATTCCATTTCATGCTGTTCATCTGGTGAAAATTCAAAAACTGGTTTAGATTTCATTTGTTTATCCTTTCGTATTAAAAATCACGAGAACGAATCCGAATAATCCGAGACGGAACTCCCACGAATTCGTTACCTCGTCAATGTTCCCATCTGCAAGAAAAAACGGAAAAACCTGGATACCAATGTGACCAATAGTTTTTAATCAGAATCCACCTGTTTTTCTTTCCCAAATCCAAAAGTGTGTAAATCTAGTCCCTCAATTTTTAACCAAATGATCTTCAACCATAGTTTGAAAGATTTTGGTTCCGCTGTTTTTTGATCGTTATTCATTTTTGTTTCCTATGTCCTTAAGAATCCTTGTAAACTTCCCACAATGCTCGCATTTTAGTTTGTTTTGATTTTCGATTTTTTGGATTAGATCGTTTA